GAGAGATAGTGTTTTGTAATGGAGGAGATAGACATAATGAGAATACACCAGAATATGATAAGTACCATAATGAAATACAATTCAGATGGGGTGTTGGAGGATTAGGAAAGAAGAATAGTAGTAGTTGGATAATCAATACATTCCTAGAACAAGATAGAGTCGAGAGGCCATGGGGTTATTATAGAGTGTTATGTGAAGGTACGAACTATAAGGTTAAAGAGTTAGTTATTAATCCGAATAGTTCATTGTCAATGCAAAGACATAAACATAGGAGTGAGACTTGGAATCTGATTAGTGGAAAGGCCTCTATCAGACTTATTAAACAGAAACAGCATCAGATTGAGAAGAGATTGACTATAGACTCTACTTTTACCATACCTCGATACACTTGGCATCAGGGAGTCAATCATTCTGAAGAACCAGCTCATATTGTAGAGGTGTGGAGGGGTAAGAGTAACCAGTTAAATGAGAGTGATATAGAGAGAATGGTATCTTATGATACATAAAACCTTTAAAATTGATTTAGAAAGCCTTTTATTAATTAAGCTGGGTGTTTTTGGGAGGTGGGTGTGAATATAGATTCTTTATGGATTGAGTATAGATTATATGTTGATTCTAATGGTGCTGAGTCTAGTCATCTTGGCGTGCAGCCTAACATAAAAACCAAAGAAAGTCAACATAAAACTCTGAAATCGTAACAATTCGTTGCGAAGTACTGCGATGCCGCTCAGAGGGTCTCGAAGTACTGCGAGGTATATGTGCATCGCCTCCGCAGGCCATATACATCCTATCCGCAGGCAATATGCATCGGTGCCCGCAGGCCGCTGCGATGTATATGTGCATCGGGCCGCAGTGTATATGCATCGGGGCTCGCAGGCAATATACTTTGAGTTTTATGCGTAAATGCACACACGCTTGACATATACATCGAGCTCGTCTATAATATGTGTGTGGGATGAGCAGGGCTCATGCACAGGTCTTGGAACCCTAAGACCTCATAGCTCTGCCATCTTCTGGTTTTCCACAGGGGTGCTGTGGAAAAGTGGAAACCACGTTGTGAAAAGTCAGATTATATAACTAACTCTGTTAGGGTTCATGAGAAAGTTATAATTCTTAATAAAATGAAAGGGAACCAAGGGACGGCCTGAACCAGTTGAGAAACTGGCACAGTCGTCCTTTTTTTATGCAAATTTTCGTGTAAAATGCATCATCCAGAGCCCAGTTGACAAACTGGCACAATTGTATCAAATGTACATTGCAATTACTAGTGAGATCGTCTAATATACAGTTGAACATAAAAATCCCTTAAATTTTATGAAACTCAACCGCAAAGAATACGATTTAATCTATGATGCTTTTCAGTACATGGAATTTAAAATGAGCGATGATCAGAAGAAATTAGCAGAGCACATTCTAAATTCGGCATTTTATCCAGATACTGAGACAGAAAAAGATCATGCACATTTATTAAGTTATACATCAAAATGATTTACGAAGAAATCCTAAAATGTTATAATGGAGTTGATGACGTTCATGCATCGACTTCGTTTGAATTTGGTCTCATGAACGATCTTTACTATTCTCTTTTTTATTGCACAGACTATTATGAAAATTGAATTTACCGATGCAGAATTAGAAACAATTGCTGCAGCAATGGATGATTACATTGCATACGATGATCCGTCCATAGATCCAGAGGATCTTATTGGAGGTCTATCCGTGGAATCTAGAGTAACCTCAATATGTCAAAAAATCGATGAGGTGTATGACAATTAAATTAGTGTCACAAGACCTATTTACTTTCGTCTTGATATCGATTATCTTTAGAGTATACAAATTAATTCCTTTTCAAATCATGCGTAAAATCGAAAGACAAATGAACGAAGCAATCCTAAACCGTAAGGATTTTTTCAGTTCTAACACTAGTGTTGAGAATTACGTTAACAACATTACAGGCGTTAAGGAAGCAGTCGTTAAACTACACGGCAACCACATCGCAACCGTTGGAGATACTTTACAGATTTGTGATGCTGGTTGGCAAACCGTGACCACAAAGAGCAGACTTAATGCTTTATGTAATGAATTCGCTTATGGTTGCTTCGTATTTCAAAAGAATTACGAATGGTTCCTTGGAGATGCTGACGGCAACAAGATGCCATTCCCAACTGAAGAGTTTGTGACAGTCTAGAAACTGTCACCAGAGCCTGTTGCTTTTCAGGCTCTGGGCCTTTATAATGGCCACATAAGACAAATTACCTTTTCAGTTTTATGCCAAATCATTGCACCAATAGAGTAACAATCTCAGCCCAAGATGGTAAAGAAGACCAATTTAAGGCCGTACTATCAGCATTTGAATCTGATCGACCATTCCAGAGCCTTTTTCCACAACCAGACTGGCCAAACATACCTAACGAGAATGGGGAGCTCCCAGAGCTCAGGGAGATGAAAAATCCAGATGGCTCAGTTTTTACGACTACTTATGAATTTCCAGATGGCAAAAATGATGACCGCTGGTACGATTGGTGCTATCAAAACTGGGGAACTAAGTGGGATGCCTACGATTTTTCCACAAATGAGGTAGACGAGGAATGTGGCTTTGCTGAGTATGAATTCTTTACAGCATGGGGCCCTGCCTCTGGAATCTTTGATAAGATCAAAGAAAATTATCCAGATGTTTCCATTAGCTGGTTCTATGATGAGCCTGGCATGGAATGTGCAGGTTATCTACCCGATTAGGCCAGTTCACAAACTGGCACAGCACCCCATTGCTTTAAAAGCTCTGGGGCTTTATAATGGCCATAGAAATCAAATTAACACCACATGATTACACAAACTTCTTTAAATCTCACAGACTTGCCAAAGAAAGAGTACAACGGCTGGGCCGATTGGACTACATGGAACTGCGCTTTGTGGATAGGTAACGACGAGGGCCTTTATAACTTGGCCAAGGATTGTGAAGACTGGTTCGATTTTATCGTGCTCATGCAAGATATAGACATGAATAAGACACCAGATGGGGCCAAGTGGACAGAAGCCGACTATGACGAAATGAGCGAGATGATAACAGAATTATAACAAATTGTTAACATATCCTTAAGAGTGCTTGAAAAGGCGCTCTTAGGGACTATAATAATAGTATAGACAAAAACAATTCCTTTCAAATTATGTCAACTCTACATCATGAAGATCTACTTCTAACAATCTTTGACGAAGTACAAGAAGCATTCCCTTATCTAGACGAAGATAAGCAAATCGAAATCGCTAACAACAGATTCGAGGAGCAGTGCCAGTAATGTTCAATAACGACTTAACACCAATGTTCAGCGGCAGGGTTCTTATGAATCAGTCCGCTATGAAAGATCCAGCAATTATTGCAGCGCTTCAGAGTATGCAAGCAAGAAACTTTGAACCATTACCAACACCAGCGCCAGGCGTTTGGAATATATCGGATAGAGACTAATCCAGAGCTTTTACAACAGTTTGTTAACATTACATTGATTTAGCACCCTTATGCCTTATAATAGAGGTATAGACAAATTAATTTCCTTTTTATTATGACACCATTAGCATTAAGAATTTCAAGAAGAATCCTAGACGTAGACAACTTTGAGAACGTCGCTCACGTTTGTTGCGACTGGGAGGAATTCGTTATAGAGGTTAACGAGTGGGGCGTTCAGTCCATTGCTTGCGTTGACTTTGACGATCTATCCGAAGAAGACATTGACTTTCTAGATGACTTTATAGCATCATTCGGTTGCTCTCCAACTAATCCCCACCCTTGCAGCAAGTACGCTAACCCAATTTACGCTTAAATCCTTTTTTTATTATGACTGAATATACAATTGAAGTGCCAAATACAAACGTTAAAGAGACAGTATTTGGCATGGACGAAGCGGAACCCATCTGCTACGACATGGCACAGGAGTACGGCATCGCTGAGGTCGTCTTCTATGCACTTAACGGCAACAGAGTCGTTATGAGTTCTTATACTAATGAGGACTAATGACAGTATCAATCGAAGCGCTCATTGAGCAAGGTTACACATTCAAGAAACTAAGACCACGCCGCCCACGGAAGGGCGAACTGGTTATGAGCATGACAAAGGGCATCAGAACCAACACCAACAGAAGGGGACAAGCGTATAGCGCTCATGCCCTACGCCCTGAGACAAACGTAATCTCAGCGCCTGAGTCATCATACTATAAGACCAGCGGATAGTTCGTGCTGGCCAGCAGTTGTTTGGGGGGTGATGGTTTTTGCCCCCGCCCCCTTACCAAAAAAGCTAAACATCCCTAACCTACAAAAGTATGCACCATCGAGACAAATATAAAAATTCTGCCGAGAGCCACAAGACTCAACAGGATTGGCCATTCTGGAAGGTAGTATTCGCAGGGTGGTTAATAAGATCCCCCATGAAGATACTGAGGTTCTTTCTAGGTTTCGGATTCTTTCTGGTTCTGATCATTTTTGAGTTTGTGCCAGAAGATACTCAAAAAAATTTGGGTGGCCAAAATACCCCACACAGGTCTTATTGACAAGTCGCTATATAAATGGTATGATTATATTACACCCTTGAAGATTACATGGCAAAAGGATTTAAAGTAAAAGCAGCAACCCCAGCGGCTACTGCACCAAAAGACGACTTTGATATTGAAAAAGTCAAACAACATTTACAGGGAAAGAAGATAGTTTTTTGTATGCCTGGAAGAGGTTGTAGTTATACCTTCCTAAAGAACTTCGTACAACTTTGTTTTGACATTGTTGGTTGTGGAGGTGCAATACAGATATCACAAGACTACAGTAGTATGGTAAACTTTGCAAGATGCAAGTGTCTTGGTGCAAATGTACTACGTGGTAAGGAACAGAAACCTTGGGATGGTAAACTAGAGTATGATTATCAGTTATGGATAGACAGTGATATAGTTTTTAGTACAGAAAGTTTCTTCAGACTTATGCAATTAGGTATGGAGAAGGATATTGCAGCTGGTTGGTATGCTACTGAAGATGGCACAACCACATCCATTGCACACTGGTTGGAAGAAGAAGACTTCAAAGCCAATAAAGGTGTGATGAATCATGAGACTGTAGAGTCAATGAGTAAGAGAAGAAAACCTTTTACATGTGACTATACAGGTTTCGGATGGGTGTCAATTAAGAAAGGAGTCTTTGAAGCATTAGAGTATCCTTGGTTTGCACCTCAGATGCAAGTCTTTGAGTCTGGTGAGGTACAGGATATGTGTGGTGAGGATGTCAGTTTCTGTTTAGATGCAAAGAAAGAAGGTTATGAGATCTGGTGCGATCCTAAGATTCGTGTAGGACATGAAAAAACAAGAGTCATATGATGTAAGAGTCAAAGGAAGACTCGTTCTTTCGAGAGGATCCATTGAAGATGCAATGGAAATCATTCAAGACCTCTCTGAGGCTTATTATAATACAGGTCAACCAGACCCTAGTACAATTACAATGGAGTTAAACAATGGCGAAAATGAAGCAATCACTAACGGGCAATAGTTTTGTAGACGCAACACCCAAAAAATCTCGGCAAGGACTCGGTAAACACTCGAAGTTCAGCGCAACTTCTCGAAATAAAGCTAAAAAGAGATATCGAGGACAAGGTAAATGATCAACTTAAAAAATGAATAAGACCTTAGAAAAAATATTAGAACCTGTAGTCCTGATTGGGATGACAGGTTTCCTATTAGTAATGTTCGGTATCTTTGCGATTGAACACTTTTTGATTCGACCACCTATGAGATTGTTAGGGCTCGGTGAATACAAGAAAAGGAAAAGAAGGAGAAAAAGAAAATGATTCTACCAGGCTCTACAGTTAAAGTAAATGATGAGAATTCAATATACAGAGGGTATGTTGGATGCGTTCAGAGAATACAAGGTAAAAAGGCTGCTGTTCTTTTAGACCAAGATGGTACTCCTTGGGATAAAATGATTACATTTAGAATTTCTGAACTTGATGAAGTAACAAAAGGTTTCCAATATTATCCAAAGAAATGAAAAACGTGACTCCATATCAAGCACTTCCAAAGGGATTGTATATCTTGAATAGTCTCATTGCAGGCCAAGGTATCTTTACGATGGATACTATCCCAGCTGGTACTGAACTTGGTATGTCACATATCATAGTTGATGAAGAAATATATCGCACTCCACTTGGTGGATTCATAAATCACAGTGAGAATCCTAACTGTGAGAAGTATTTGGTAGGAAATAAGTATTATATTCGTACAATTCGAGACATAGACCCCATTGAAGAACTTGTCTTGAAATACACATTTTACAAAGTAGTATAAATATATTGAGTAAATTGCATCAGGAGTAGATGCCAGTTATAAGACAAAAACAATCCAGACGTTTTAAGGATATTTCTCTATCTTTTAAGAGACATCCTGTGACGAATGATATACTTGCACTTACAAATGAGGATGCAATTAAGAGATCTGTTCGCAATTTAGTTGAAACAATAAATGAAGAGAGGTTTTTTAACCCTCTGATAGGTTCTCATATAAGAGAGAGTCTTTTTGAACTACCAGATAATAATGTAAGAGCTACTTTAAAAGCACAAATTGAGAACTCAATACTAAATTTTGAACCTAGAGTCAATCTTACGGATGTAATTGTCAATCATCCTAACGATACGAACGATTTAGAAGTTACAGTGAGTTATGATATCATCGGCCAAGAGGCAACTCCCCAAGAAATAACATTTATCCTACAACCAACTAGAGTATAATGGCGTTTACACAATATACGAATCTCGACTTTGAGGAAATTAAGGTTTCTTTACGTGAATATCTGCGTGCCAACTCTAATTTTACTGATTTTGACTTTGAAGGATCTAATTTATCAGTTCTAATAGACACTTTAGCATACAATACCTACGTTACAGCCTATAATACCAACATGGTTGCTAACGAATCATTCATTGATAGTGCAACTTTACGTGAAAATGTAGTAGCTTTAGCAAGAAATGTAGGTTATGTACCCTCTTCAAGACGAGCTGCAACTGCTAATGTCAGTTTTACAGTTGATTTAGGGTCTGGAACCACTAAGTCAAGTGTCACACTCAAGTCTGGCTTGGTTGCATTAGGTGATTTTGCAAATACTAACTATACTTTTTGTACTCCAGAGGATATTACATCACCTGTAACCGATGGATTCGCTGAATTTACCATAGATATCAAACAAGGAACATTTGTAACCAACGAATTTGTAGTAGATACCTCTCAACCTAACCAAAAATTCATAATTCCTAACCCATATGTCGATACATCAACGTTAAAAGTGCAAGTGAGAGACACTTTAACGTCATCTTCAAGGAAAACTTACTCACAAATTGATAATATTGTTGGAATCAGTACTCATTCTGAGACATTTTTGATACAAGAGATACAAGATGAGAAATATGAGTTACTTTTTGGTGATGGAGTGCTTGGAAAGAAGCTAAGTAACGGAAATGTCATCAATTCAACATACATTGTGACCGATGGAGTCGGTGGAAACGGTGTTTCTAACTTCTCTTTCTCTGGAAAACTCGTTGATAACGATGGAGGACTCATTACAAGTGGAATTTCTGATGTAATTGTAAATCAAAGGTCTTCAAATGGTGCCGAAGTCGAAAGTATTGACACAATTCGTAATTTATCGACCAGAGTTTACTCGGCACAACATCGTGCAGTCACAGCTAACGATTATGAAGCAATAATTCCAACAATTTTCCCAAATGCAGAGAGTGTAACTGCTTATGGAGGTGAAGATTCAAGTCCACCTCAATATGGAAAGGTATTTTTATCAATAAAACCCAAAAATGGTAGATTTATCTCGGATTTTGACAAAAGAGAACTTTTAGACAAGTTAAAAAGGTATTCTGTAGCTGGAATTCGTCAAGAATTTGTAGATTTGAAATATTTGTATGTAGAAGTTGATTCTACAGTCTATTATAACACAAATGCTGTTGCAAATGTGAATAATTTGAAAACTTCGATCAGAAACTCTCTTGAAACTTACGCAAATTCATCAGATTTGAATTCTTTTGGTAGTAGATTTAAATATAGTAAAGTTTTGAACATAATTGACGATAGTAGTTCTGCGGTAACATCAAATATAACAAAAGTGATCATTAGACGTAATTTAGATGTTGATACAGCTAACTTTGCACAATATGAATTGTGTTTTGGAAATAAATTCCATAATCGTAACAAAGGCTACAATGTAAAGTCTACTGGATTTACTGTAGACGGAATTCGTGGTGTTTGTTACTTTACAGACACATATATCGACGATAAGACTGGTAGGTTGATTATTTTTAGACTTAATAATACAGGAGAGGTTCAAATTGTCAACAATAATGCAGGTACTGTCAA